GACTGTGGGGTAATGCCGCCCAAACGAAACGGACGGGCTGTCATACTGGACGTGTGACCTGCTGAACCAGGTAACGGTACGGTCGTTCACCAGCGGACTGATAGTGGTGCCAGCAGGGCGCGGCCGCTTTGCCCAGTATGTGCGGCCTACCTTGATTTCGAGTAAGTCGCTCATGCTGCACACTCCTGTTTTTGCTGTGTTGCCGGGTTAAGCCAGAGGCATTCAGTACGTACTTTCGTACCTCTCCCTGCGCTGATGCGTGAGGTTTTCTCCGTTTTTACCCAGCCGGTCAGCATGTCGTTGTAGACCTCAGTGTCGTAACCGCTAATCATCACCATCCCCGCCATCGTTCTGGCCACAGCGAGTAATTGCTCATGCCCTTCAACGGTCATTTCATGCGCGTAGTAACGATTGCCTTGCACGCGAGTGTCCGGTACATATGGCGGATCGATGTAATGCAGGGTCGTTTCTGCGTCGTGGGCGCGCATTACCGCAAGAGCGTCTTTGTTCTCAATGATGACGCCCTGAAGGCGCTGACATAAAGCTGCGAGATTCTCCGGGTAACGCTCCCAAAGGTGCGCCGCAGTGGCATATTTGCGCTTGCTGTCGCTGCGAAAGCCTGAGTTACCACCGATGCCTGCTGCCGAGCCGAACCCCATGCAGGCGCGAACTACCATGCGGCGGGCGCGTTCGACAGAATCTGTCGCTGGTTCCTGAGCGTGACAGAACTCATCTCGTGAATACGGGGTCAGGAAACATGCATCCTGCAGGCGTTGGTTTGATTCAGGGTTACGCAGCACACGAAAAAGGTTAACGACCTCGCCGTCGAGGTCGTTGTAAACTTCTGAATAGCTGCGCGGCTTCTGGAGTAATACACCAGCAGCGCCGCCGAACGGCTCCACATAGCAAACGTGTTCTGGCATCTGTTCGATAATCCACGGCGCAAGGCGGAATTTTCCGCCGTGGTAGCGGATCGCCGGATGCTTAATTTTTACGTCAATATTCATGCTGTACCCTCCTTGTCTTCATCCATTTTCCAGGCCGTGGCGAGAGCGCTAGTCACCTGGTGGAAGCTATGTTTTACTGCCACCTTCCCATGGTCGCCGGCTGGCGAAACCAGTTCGATTGTGGTCAGCTCTCCGCCGCTTGCAACGTCTGGGTAAAACTGCGCAACGTCGTTGGTTTCGACGATCACAGACCCAGATGGGGTATACATTTTCAACCTCATGATTCCATCGCCTTACTCAGTTTCTCGCCGAGCGCAAAGATGTAGTCGCGTAATTCTTCCAGTGACTGAGCTTCTGACTGAAGAATCTCCCGGTGGCATAACTCCTTCACCAGGTGCTCAAACTTGCTGTAGTAGCCGAGTCGAGCCAGCGTTTCCTGACCGGCGTTCTTACCATCCTTAATGATGCGTTTCTCGTTCAGGATGAGGTCATGCGTTGACCCTGTGACGACGTATTTATCACCGAGTTCGATGTGTAGGTTTTTGCTCATGACTCCACTCCATACCGCCCATTCATGCGGCCAATAACACTGACAAATTTCACCAGGCTGACACCCATCGGCTTTACCTTCTCGTAGTGCTTGCGAAGGATGGGGGGGGCATACAGCGTTCCATTTCGGTTTAGGCTTTGCGCTCATCGCTTTGGTTATCTCTTCTGCGCAGCGACGAGCCTGGGCGCGGAGAGCGTTTTCTTTTTCTTCTGGCGTCATGCATCCTCCAGATTCCCGATCCGCTTTAACTCAGCCAGCGATACGGTCGTGATTATGTGTCGCGGGGTGATGTACGGGCGCCAGATAAACAGGAGCGAGCCTTTGGGGTTGTTCTGACGCTTTCCTGTAACAGATGCCGGAACAAACTGAACACGGCCGCCGGTTATCAGCCTGAGTTCATCAGCTGATTGCATGGCTGAAATAAACCAGCCAGTAGAGATGTCAGCAGGTAACAGCATCACTACGGCCTGAGACTGCGCCCGGGATTGTTCAGCAGCTTTTTCCACCCATGGACCGATATCGGAATAGGGCGGGTTACACCATATCGCGCGCATGACGTCCATTCGCTGTTCAGCGAGTCATCCAGCTCAGTGAGATAGTGAGCGCATAGCGCATTACTCTCAGAGGCTGCAGCATCCAGCCAGAAGCCAAACTCGCGGTCGAGCGCGTTGAAAATTTCAATCGGCGTTTGCCAGTAGTCACGTTCATTTTTTGGAGTTTTCGATCCGCCATAATCAGTCATTGCGCACCTCTTTTCGTGGCCAGCTCTTCAGCCATCCGCTGAGCCTTTAACGGGTTTCTTACCACTTCACCAGATGGCATTAGCCAGCCACGATGAAGGACGGAGTACATGCACTTCACTTTTCCTACGGTTATGGCGTCGCGGTAATGTTTCATTTCCACTGCTCCCCGAAGGTGAAACCGATCTCCGACAGCGATTCATCCATCTTGCTGATGAACTCCGGCACCATTTCGTTGAAGTCGGACATGTATTTGTCGTCGCGCTCAACAACCACGTGGTGAATGCCTTCTCGCTTCATGCGAGGGTCATAATTCGCGAAATACCATGCATCCTTACCGGTTACCCACATGCTGAATTGCACCTGGGCCATGTAGGCGGATTTGATAGCCTCGAAGCCGCCAAGCCGGAATTTCATGAAGTCGCGAGAGGTGAAAGGGCACTTCAGCTCAAGGCCGCGACCATCACTGCACAGGCCGTCTGGTGAGCAGGCGGTGCGCATACCTTCGTCACGGAAAAGGATCGGCGACTCGGTTACCTGCACGTCGGTGGTGAACTCAAACAGGGTGCGAGCGTCGGCCTCATACTGTTTCCCCCAGGCCAGCGCCTTGGCGTTAACTTCCGGCGCCACGCCGGTGCAAACCTCTGCGAGTAGCGTGTGGAAATAGGACATTTTCATGTCAGTCCACTTTGTGCCCGATCTCGGCTTCGAAATGACGTTATGGACTTCCGAGGCGGTGATGACGCCAAGGCGTAAGCGGTGCCAGGATTCATCACCCTGTTCAACGCCGGTAACGTCAATGCCAGTTCGTGCAAGGATAATTTCTGGCGTCATGCTGCCACCTGCGCTTTTTTCTGGAGGAAGCTAAAGCCTTTCTGCGCTTCTTCTTCGGTGAGCTGTGATGCCTGGAAAATGTCACGCTTGAAGATGTTGCTGCACAGAGGCAGGAAGTCCTGCTCCCAGTCCTTATTCAGGGACGTCAGGAGGTCGGTAATTGCCTGCAGCGTTTCCTCACTGGCCACCAGGGGGAGCGCCTCTGTCGTGCTGCGCGGCGTTACGTCACGCGCATCCACTTCCAGCGTTTTACCTTCCATCTCTTCGGCAGTGGGCTGCTGGCCAATTTCAGGCCATGCCTTACGCAGAGCCTGAGCCTCGGCACACTTCGCCAGCTGTCCGTATGGGCGCTTTTTCCACATCGCGTTCGGCGCCGTGGTGTCGCGGCCGCCGGTGGCGTAGTTTTCAATCCAGTATTCTTTGGCACTGAACTCGACGATCTCGCCGCTGGGCATGCGCTTGTAGACGGTGTATTTGCACCATTGAGGGAAAGTTACTTCGACACCAGAAAGCGTCTGAGTCGTGTCTGGCCCGAACTCTGGTTCGCGGGCCCCGGCATAATCGCCAGAACGGTCTGCCTGAATGCGGTAAAGCCCGATGCCCGGCATGACGACGTCGCGCCATTCGCTTTTACCCGTTCTTGAGTCTTTGACGCTCATCGGCACGAGGTGAACGGGCTTCAGCAACGGATCCAACTGTCGGGCGCGGCAGTAATCGAGCGCCATCATTACCGATTCGTCTTTGGCGCCAGGATAGATACTGTTCTTCAGCGCGCTCCAGGTAGCGACGTCGATACCTTTTTCCTCCAGCGCACTCGCCGTGATTGTTAATTCGTTTGCCATCGTTAATCCCCTCAATAATTAAAACGGGCAGCCGGTACGGTGTTCCCAGTCGTATTCCGCCTGGGCGTAAGCTACTGCCGAAATGAGATCGTTATATGCCTCTCCGGCGGAATCGCTGCGAAGGCCCTCGTATGGGCTTTTGTCCATCGGAACAGAGAAGCGGAACAGCCCTGACGGATCTTTCGGCAGCGAGTCGATAATTTCCTGCGCCCGATCGTCAATCCACTTTTGCTTCTCTTCGGTAAGCGTTTGCTCGGCCCACTTACGCTCTTCGATCACGTCATATGCGCGGTATGCGTTCATAAGCACCTCAATAGCTGATACCGGTATGAGGAATGCGGCCGTCTTTAACCGCGGTGAGCACCTCGATAGCCTGATCACGGGTAAGGCTGGTATTGGCCAGAAGAGCTTTGACGATTTCAGTGCCTACAGCCTTGCGATGCTTAACGTCGGCTTCGCGGCGCGCCTGCTCATCGGCTTTACGCTTCTCCTCAGCCAGGCGAGCTTGTTCGCGTTGCTCTGCCTCGCGGCGGATGCGATCGGCTTCTTCCTGAGCTTTGCGGCGCTCCGCTTCGATAGCGGCCTGCTTGTCAGCCTCAGCTTTCTGCATGGCTTCAATGCGATCCCGCTCTGCCTGCTCAGCTTGTGCTTTCAACACAGCTTCACGATGCGCCGCTTCTTCACGTTCACGCTGTGCGCGCTGCTCAACTTCGCGGGCTGCTGCAGCTGCTGCCAGTCGCTTAATTTCTTCTTCATAGGCAATGCGCTGGCGCTCAGCCTCAGCCGCTTTATCTGCCTGCTCACGATCGAAAGCGTCATTCATCAGCAGGGCCATTTCGTGGTCAGACTCAATACGAGCTGCCAGCTGCCGATCGAACTCTTCATTCATGGCCAGCGCTTCGGCATGCAGTGCGTTCATGGCTTCTTCGGCCTTAATGCGTTCCTGCTCTTCCTCCCACTCAGTCAGCGGGCGACGCACTTCATCTTTCAGCGCATCGAGACGCTCACGGACAACACGGCGGCTTTCGTCGATTTGCTTTGGCAGCGCCTTCAGCTCAGCGACCAGGTCTTTACCTGCGTTGTCGATGTAGGTTTTAGAGCGCGCGACCTTGTGGGCCATGGATGCGATGGCATCGCGGCCTTTTTTGGTGGTCACGTCCGGAACCAGGCTGCGAGCCTCTTTTTCGATCGCTTCAATAAGCGGGTCGAGCTGGTCGTTATTGGTGAAAACCGCCATCGCGTTCTTTTTCTCGATGACGACTAAATCCATTATTTCGCTCATGGTTTCCCCTGAAATTTGGTTGTGAAACTCCCGGCACCTTAGTGGCTGCCTGATAGCTCAGTTAAATTCTTCGTTTCGATTACCGGCTGAGACCTTGTCCCAACCCGTTCAGATAAACTTCAACCAGCAAGTCGGTTGTGTAAGTCCGCTCAATCCCGCGATGCAGGTACAGGCGGCCGCGTTTATTTGCTGATGCTGTCCAGGTGATTTCACGATGCTTAACGAGCATCCCTGGCAGAACGGCGCCGCGGTTAACGGTCTGTGTCCCGTAATGATGACTAACCATTGAACACCCCCGTAGCGTGCAGAATTTTGATAACCACTGCCGCCCAGATAACACCGCAGATCAGCAGGCAGTAAATCAGTGAACGAATGCCTTGTTTGCTCATTTTCCACCCCAGCATGCGAAGCTAAAAAAGAGGACAGCAACCAAAAACGGAACGACCTTTAACCAAAAATTACGCCATGCAGGCTTGTCTTCTTCGCGGATCATCTCTTCACCTTTGCCTTATCGCGGCTAACGGGACGTTTTGACTTCACCCCGGCGTTGCCGGTGTTGTTTGGATGGCTTAAATTTACAGATAAAACTGTATTTTCGTCAACAGACAAAACTGTATTTTTTGTCATTGATTACATATCTAACTGTAATGAAAGGTGATTTATTTTGATGGGGCGAAAAAAAACCGGCGTACGCCGGTTCTATTCTGAGAGGGGGAGGGGGTTAGCGCTTTCTTCGATAGATTCTGTGTTCAATCATCACGCCGATGATTGTTAGTGGTTGATGATCGCTACTGATAATCGGGTAGTCATCATTCAATGGCACAAGCTCGAAATGCTGGCAGCCCAGGTGATCCGTGTAAGTAGGCCGATATTTTTTAAAGGTCGCTTGAGCCCCACCGTTCTTGGCTACAACAAACTCTCCGGGGGTTGGCTCAACTTCGGGGTCTACAATGATCACATCTCCAGCCTTGAAGTCTGGCTCCATCGAATCGCCTTCGATGCGTAAAGCAAAAGTAAAATCAGAAACTTCGTTGTCTGTAAGGATGTACTCAAAACTCCCATCAAATGCCTCAATGGGATTTTTTTCTGCGAGAGCCCCTGCCTGGACATAGCTTATGAGAGGCACCTTCTTGCTGCTAACTTCAGCAATAGGCATAAAGGCTCCGCCATTCATTAGCCAGTCAGGATCGCACTTTAGCGCCTTAGCTATGCCAATAATGTTACGCGGTTTTCTGGTGTCTCCCTTTTCAATGCTCTGCCATGACTGCTGAGTTATTCCGGCATTCAACGCTGCCTCGGTCTGCGTTAGACCGAGCTCAATTCTCTTTTGCTTTACGCGATCTGCAAGGCTCATAAATCCCTCTCAATGTATGCCTTGATATTCACAGTTAAAACTGTAATTGACAAACAGAAATAACTGTCACAGAATACAGATAAAACTGTAGGAGGTAACATGGAAACCATTTCGCAACGCCTCAAAAAAAAGCGCGAAGAGATGAATCTGTCTCAGGCGCAATTAGCAAAAAAAGTTGGCATGAGACAGCAGTCTCTGCAGGCAATTGAGGCCGGGACAACCAAGCGCCCACGTTATTTGTTCGAACTGGCAACTGCGCTCCATTGCGACCCTAAGTGGCTGCTTTATGGCGAGATGCCATCTCAATCTCAATAAGTTGCCGATTTAATCGGCCTTTCAAACACCACCAGAGGAAGTATCACAGATGGAGAATGCAATAGCCCGAAAGTTAGAGCCGCCAATCCTCAACCCAATTGAGATTGAAGGCATTTTGCTAAACCGGCTTTTGTCCATTGGCCAAAAGGTTTTTGCGGAAATGCGAGGGGTTAGCGAGTCGACAATCAGTCGCCGCAAGAGCGAGGGGTATTACGCAGAAATGGCGAAGGAAATATCAGTGTTGGGCC